AAAAGACCTGGTAATTTATTGTATTCAAGTACTGATTTAGATATGTCAACAACGGGCATAAAAACCGCAACAACTGCATTTACTTTTAATGCGGGTGAAATTTATTGGTTAGCATTTCAAGCTAATTGTAATGTAACGGTAAGAGGATTAAAAAAGGAAAATTTAATTCCAGTCGGATGTTTTAGTTCAAATGTAATCACAATACTAAGAACATTTGGTAGAGCGTATTCACTTGGTGCGCCAAATCCAGGACAACCAAACACATTCGATCAAGGCCCTTGGGCGGCAGTACTTATTCAACTATAAAAAAATAAAAATATGCAAGTAAGAGAAGAAATATACGACGACAACGGGCTTGTCGAAGTGAAGTTCATCGAAGTAGATGAACCAACAAGTGAAGAACTAATAGCAGAAAAGGAAGCGGAACTTTTAAAGATATACGCTGAACTTAACGAATTAAAAGGAGATAATTAAAATAAACAAATAAAATCAAATCAAAATGAAAAATGTAACAAAAGAAGAGTTAGGATCAATTAAAGAAATGTTAACTACGTTCAACAACTTAAAGATGCAGTTAGGTGATGCTGTGCTATCACAGAACACAATAGTAGCAAAGATTGATTCGTTAAAAGAAGAGTACTCTGAACTAGAAAAGGTACTCGCAAATAAGTACGGTAAGGACTCAAGGATTGATGTTCAAACCGGTGAGATAAAAGAAAAAGAAAAATAAAAACAAAAAGACAAAGCAATGAAGATAAATTTATATCAGACAGACTCAACACCTTCACTTACTGATAAGGTTATAGGGACGGATGTTTCGGATAACAATATCACGAAGAATTATATGTTAGGAGATGTAAAGACTATCTTCGATCAGAACTTACAATCTGTACTAGATACTGGTAATACATCAACTACAGCGATGAATATTACTGCAGGTGCATTTAGTACTATAACAAACCTGTACACTGGAACACTAGACGTTGCTACATCTCTTATCGTAGACGGAACGTTTGTAGATTCAGCAGGCGTAACAAACGATGGTACTAAGGTTCTCGGTTCAACGGCTACAGGAAATCCTTTATGGGTTACTGACAGTGATTCACAAAACTTACAATCAGTATTGGACTTTGGTAATACTTCTACAACAGAGATGACTATTACTTCAGCATCTTATAGTAGTATAGAACTTTTAGGTACACGAAGGTTTAATTATTCACAAGAGTTCACTGCTAATGGTGTGTTTATTGATTCAGCAGGTGTGACAAATGACGGCACTAAGGTATTAGGTTCAGATGCAACGGGTAATCCACTATGGGTTGCTGATAGCGATAATCAGAATCTACAGTCAGTATTGGACTTTGGTAATGTTTCTACTACAAAAATAAATATTACCTCAACTGCACAAAGTAATATATCCAACCTAATATCACCAGAATTAACCCTTAGTGGTTTGGTATATGATTCAGTGCCTAGCCTTGGGGATGGAACTAAGTTCTTAGGAACAGACGCATCTGGTAATGCTTTATGGAAAAATATTACTTTTTCTCCTTCATTAACTGAGGTACTTAATACAGGTCAGTATTCTGCTCAAGAACCAGGATTAGGAATAGTTAATGCTATTCAAGTGAAGTTTGGTAACGCTACGGGTACGGCTTCTGATCCTGTTATGATGGATGCACTTGGAAGTATAACGTTTAACCAAACAGGAACTTACTTCATAAATGCTTATGCGTCTATTGATAGATTAGGTGCTAACGGTGGTGTAGCTATTTTCTTATATAGATTATTATTAGACGGAGTTCAAGTTGGATATCCAATTGCTTTAGAACTTGATAGAACAAACATTAGTATCCCTGAGATTCAAGCTTTCCCATTGACTATTACTACTGCAGGTACTGTATTGACATACGAGATAGCAAGAGAGGGAACTGTTAACGCAGGTGGACTATATCCATACTTCACCAATACAAGTTGGGGTAACTCTCCATCAGCAGCTATTACGATAAGTAAGCTAGGATAAAATAAAATAAAATGGACATAAGAAAGATATCTGTAGGTCCCGACTATAAGTCGGGGGCTATGCATTATTTGGTAGGACAATCTGTCTTAAATGGTAGTTATTCAATTCATTTGATTAAATTCGAGGAAGTAAAGAAATCATTTCTAATTTATATAGAGAATGACGAAGGTATAATGCTATGGAAGGAGTTCACGAGTACTATGCCAGTATCTATAGAGTACAACATTAATTTTTTATAGATGACCGATAATGAAAGAGCAGCCTTTGAAAAGCAGGTTGCAGACTTAGAATTTAAGATGTCTAAGACAGAAGACTTTGGTGAGAAGATTGAATTAGCTGACCAGGTCCACAACATAAAAATGAAATTAAATGGAGTCAAACCAACTGATTCACATATAGACTGTATTGGTTGTGGCTCATAAATTAAATTATGAAATCACCATTTTCGTTTATAGCAAAGCCTGTAAAGGGTAGAAGGTATAACAACACAAAAGAGATTGCAGGATTGGATATAATCACTAGCACATCTCAGGAAGACTTTAAGTTCTCTAACAGAGAGGCTGAGGTAGTAGAGACACCACTGGGTTATAAAGGACCCATAAAGGTTGGAGATGTACTGTTAGTTCACCACAATGTATTTAAGTATTACTATGATATGAAGGGCAAGCAAAGAAGCGGTAAGAGTTTCTTTAAGGATGACTTGTTCTTTATAGATGAGGAACAGTACTATATGTATAAGAGAGATGGGCAGTGGACACCAGTAAAAAGATACTGCTTCGTTGAGCCTGTTGACGTAGAAGACTCCTATATATTTAAACCACTTAGCGAGGAGCCTTTAGTTGGCAAGATGAAGTATGCGAATAGCTACCTACTTAGCGAGGGAGTAAAGAATGGAGATAGAATTACGTTTCAACCGGACAGTGAGTATGAGTTCACAGTTGATGGGGAAAAACTTTACAGGATGTTTGATCATCAAATAACTATGGTTTTATGAATAAATTTTTATATTGGGATGATGAGTGGGACGAACAGGATGTTCCAATAAAGAATCAAAAAAGAATTAAGGATGAAATCAAAAGAGATAAAGTTAAGAATAATCGAAGCCGGGGAGAGAGCAGTGGAGCAACTGATAAAGGTAGCGAAGGAGGATATCATTAAGCACGACCCTGAGGATGATATATCTGCGGATAGATTAAAGAATGCAGCAGCAACTAAGAAGCTTGCAATCTTTGATGCCTTCGAAATACTTAACAGGATAGAAGCGGAGAAGGAGGCGATTGAATCATTGGAGAAGGGAACAAATAAAACTAATACAAAACAAGGTTTTGCAGAAAGACGGTCTAAGTGAGTTATACAGAGTCCTTGAGGGTGTAGTACCAAAGGGTGTGTTAAAGTCTAAGAATAAGGCTAAAACTTGGCAATACGGATATAATTCTAAGTATGATATAATTGTTATATCTAAGACAGGTCAGATAGGTGAGATTATAGAGATTAAGGGATTGCCAATTGCCCTACCATTAGAGCCAAAGGAATGCATTAAAAGAAGTAGTAAGGAGGAAGAGCAGTACTGGGAGAGAAATGAAATACCTAAAGAGTTAAGTAAGATACAGTCCATCTTTCAGTGGAACGAGCAACCATCAGAGTTTAAGGATAGATGGGTTGACTATATTGAATCAGAGTTTGACAAGAGAGAGTCTGGTGTGTGGTTTATGTCTAATGGCATACCAACATACATAACTGGGTCACACTATATGTATCTTCAGTGGACATCAATTGACGTTGGATACCCTGACTTCAGGGAGGCGAATAGACTTTTGTATATACATTGGGAGGCTTGCAAGGCAGACAAGAGAAGCTTTGGTCAGGACTACTTAAAGATAAGACGTTCAGGTTTCTCGTTTATGAGTTCATCTGAGTGTGTTAACACAGGTACGTTAGCTAAGGATGCAAGGGTTGGCATACTGTCAAAGACAGGTTCCGATGCAAAGAAGATGTTTACCGATAAGGTTGTTCCAATAAATAGTAGGCTCCCATTTTTCTTCAAGCCTATTATGGATGGTATGGATAAGCCTAAGACTGAACTTGCGTTTAGGATACCTGCTGCAAAGATTACCAAGAAGAATATGTACGATACTACCAACGAAGAGTTGTTCGGCTTGGATACTACTATAGATTGGAAGAACACAGATGACAACTCGTATGATGGTGAGAAGCTATTACTTTTAGTACACGATGAAAGCGGTAAGTGGATAAAGCCAAATAATATACTTAACAACTGGAGGGTTACTAAGACCTGTCTAAGATTGGGTAGTAAGATTATCGGTAAGTGTATGATGGGTTCTACATCCAACGCACTTGAAAAGGGTGGTGGTAACTTTAAGAAGTTGTACTACGACTCAGACGTAACGAAGAGGAATAGTAACGGTCAGACCAAGAGTGGTCTATATAACCTATTCATTCCTATGGAGTGGAATATGGAAGGTTTCATTGACAGGTATGGTATGCCTGTATTCAGAACTCCTGAGGAGCCTGTACTTGGAATAGACGGGGAGATGATACACCAAGGTGCTATTGACTATTGGGAAGGCGAGGTCGAGTCTTTGAAGAATGACTCTGACGCACTCAATGAATTTTACAGACAGTTCCCTAGGACTGAATCACACGCATTTAGGGATGAAAGTAAGGAATCTATATTCAATCTTACAAAGATATATCAGCAGGTTGACTACAACGATTCATTGATAATGGACCACCACGTAACTCGTGGATCACTAAGTTGGAAGAATGGAATCAAGGACACTGAGGTTATATTCTCACCAAACAACAAGGGAAGGTTCTACATTTCGTGGACACCTAACAAGCAACTTCAGAATAGGGTTATAACAAAGAACGGTCTTAAGCATCCGGGCAACGATGACATAGGAGCATTTGGATGTGATAGCTATGACATATCAGGTGTTGTTGGTGGAGGCGGTTCGAATGGTGCGCTACACGGTAAGACTATGTTTACTATGCAGGAAGCACCAAGCGACCAGTTCTTCCTGGAGTATATAGCTAGACCTCAGACTGCTGAGTTGTTCTTCGAGGATGTACTTATGGCTTGTGTATTTTATGGTATGCCAATACTTATTGAGAACAACAAGCCAAGGTTACTATACCACTTCAAGAACAGGGGGTACAGGAAGTTCTGTATGAACAGACCAGACAAACATTACACAAAGTTATCTAAGACAGAGAAGGAGTTGGGCGGGATACCAAACTCTAGTGAAGCTGTTAAGCAGGCTCACGCTTCTGCAATAGAGTCACATATAGAATCCAACATAGGATTATTGGAGAATGGTGATATGGGAGATATGCCTTTTGTTAGAACGTTAGAGGATTGGGCTAAGTTTGATATATCAAACAGAACAAAGTACGATGCCTCTATTAGTTCGGGATTAGCAATTATGGCAACGCAAAGGCATCTTTATCAGACTGAGAAAAAAGTTTCAAAAATAAAGATTAACTTTGCAAGGTATAGTAATAAAGGAAAATATAGCGAAATTATTAGATGAAAGACGTAAAGATAAATATATCATCCGCAGGGTTTCCAAGTCAATTTGTATCTGATTCTGAAAAGTCTACTGATGAATTTGGACTACAGATAGGTCAAGCTATTCAATACGAGTGGTTCAGAAGAGACGGAAGTAGCTGTAGGTATTATAATCGTTGGGGTGAATTCAACAGACTAAGATTATATGCACGAGGAGAGCAACCTACAGGTAAATATAAAAACGAATTAGCAGTAGATGGTGACTTGTCTTATCTAAATTTAGATTGGTCCATTGTTCCTATACTACCTAAGTTTGTAGATATTATTGTAAATGGAATGCAGGACCGTGAGTTTGAGCCTAAGGCTTACGCTCAGGATGCTATGTCTCAGTCTAGGAGAAGTAAGTATCAGCAGATGGTTGAGGGTCAGATGTTGGCAAAGCCAATGCTTGAGACTATACAGCAGAAGACTGGAGTGAACCCTTTTACAGTAAGTCCTGAGGAACTACCTAATAGTGACGAGGAGTTGAAACTTTATATGCAGCTTAACTATAAGCCTGCAATAGAGATTGCTGAAGAGGAAGCAATAAGTACTCTTTTCGAAAGCAACAAGTATGACGATATACGTAAGCAGATAGACTATGACTTAACGGTCTTGGGTATGTCAGTTGCAAAGCACGAATTCCAAGCAGGTGATGGAGTAAAGATTAATTATGTCGATCCTGCAAACATTGTTCACAGCTACACTGAGGACCCACACTTCAAGGATTGTTTCTATTGGGGAGAGATAAAGACTGTTCCTATTACTGAACTTGTAAAGATTGACACTTCACTAACTAATGAAGACTTAGAGGAGATATCACAATACTCTCAGAGTTGGTATGACTACTATAATACTGCTCAGTACTATCAGAATGATATATTCTACAAGGATACGGCAACACTAATGTACTTTAACTACAAGACTACTAAGAAGGTAGTATATAAAAGAAAGGTTAAGGACAATGGTAACGTCAGTATGATTGAGAAGGACGATACGTTTAACCCACCTGCTGAGATGCAGGAAGAAGGAAACTTCGAAAAGGTATCTAAGACTATTGATGTATGGTATGAGGGAGTTATGGTTATGGGTACTAACATAATCCTCAAGTGGGACTTGATGGAGAATATGGTTAGACCACAGTCTGCTACTCAGCACGCTATACCTAACTACGTAGCTGTAGCACCAAGAATGTACAAGGGTGTGATTGAATCACAGCTAAGAAGAATGATTCCATTCGCAGACCTTATACAAATTACACACCTCAAGTTGCAACAAGTTATTGCACGAGTTGTTCCAGACGGTGTATTCATTGATGCCGATGGACTTAACGAGGTAGACCTCGGTACGGGTAATGCATACAACCCTGAGGATGCTTTAAGACTTTACTTCCAAACTGGTTCCGTAATTGGTCGAAGCTATACCCAGGAGGGTGACTACAACCAAGGTAAAGTTCCTATTAAAGAACTACAGTCTTCTTCAGGATCAAGCAAGACACAGATGTTATTGGCTAACTACAACCACTACTTAAACCAAATCAGAACTGTAACTGGTCTGAACGAGGCGAGAGATGGTAGTATGCCAGATCCTAATGCTTTAGTTGGTCTACAGAAGATGGCAGCACTAAACTCAAATGTAGCTACAAGACATATACTTGATGGTAGTCTTTATATATATAAGAGTTTGGCTGAGGCTATGACATATAGAATAGCTGATATATTACAGTACGCTGATTTCAAGGATGAGTTTATAAACCAAATTGGTAAGTACAACGTATCTATACTTAATGATATCAATGACCTATACATCTATGACTTTGGTATATTTATAGAGTTGTCACCAGATGAGGAGCAGAGACAGATGCTTGAGCAGAATATTCAGATGGCTTTATCTAAGGGTGATATAAACCTTGAGGATGCAATTGATATTCGAGAGTTGAAGAATATGAAACTTGCTAATCAATTACTAAAGCTTAAGAGAGTTTCTAAGCAGGACAGAGAAGAGAAGATGGCTATGCAACAGCAGGCAATGCAATCTCAACAACAGATTCAGTCTCAGCAGATGGCGGCACAGGTTGCACAGCAGAAGCTTCAGATGGAGACACAGGCTAAGATGCAGTTTAAGCAGGCTGATATAGCTTTCGAGATTGAGAAGATGAAGGCTGAGGCAGACTTGAAGTCTAGGTTGATGCAGCAAGAGTTTGACTTAAATATTCAGTTGAGAGCGATGGATGCTCAGGCACTACAAGGAAGAGAAGACCAAAGAGAAAAAGCAAAGTCAGATAGAATAAGTCAAGCTAACACTGAGCAGTCTAAAATGATTACGCAGCGTAAGAACAACCTACCACCTATATCATTTGAATCAAATGAAGATAGCTTGGATGGCTTTGATTTAGCTGAGTTCAACCCTAGATAGTGGTCGAAAACAGTAATATTTTTTGTTTAACTTTGTAAAAATTAAATTAAATACATATGGAATTCAAGGTAAAAGAAGTAAGTGGCGTTGAGGAGAAGTCGGTTCAACAGGTTGAACAAGAACTACTTGACAAGCACAAAGAAGAATTTGAAGGAACAACTTCAGAGGATACAGAGTCTAAAGAGACTGTGGATTTATCTGATAACATAGAAATAAATCAGCAAGAGGAATCTGTTGATGCTCCGTCCCCAGAGTTAAGTGAGGAAGACGTTCTTAAATTTATTGGTAATAGATACGGAAAAGAGATTACATCGCTTGATGAATTGAATCGAGTAAGGGAAGAGCAGGAACCTCTGCCTGAGGATGTCTCTAAGTATCTACAGTACAAAAAAGAAACAGGTCGTGGATTCGATGACTTTGCAAAGCTGCAAAAGAATTACGATGAAATGGACACTGATAAACTGCTAAGAGAATATCTTACTGCTACTGAGAAAGGCTTAGATGCCGAAGACATCGAGGACTTGATGGAGGATTATTCATACGATGAAGACCTTGATGACGAAAAAGATATCAGAAAGATTAAACTAGCAAAGAAAAAGACTATTGCAAAAGCCAAGGACTATTTTGTTCAGCAACAGGAAAAATACAAAGTCCCTCTTGAGTCGAGAAGGGATTCAGTTTCTGAAGATGAATTAAAAGAAGACGAGGAATATAAGCAGTATATAGCTAACGCTAAGACCATTCAAGAACAAAACGCTCGTAAGAGTGAGGTGTTTATGGAAAAGACGAATAGTGTATTCAATGAGTTCAAAGGTTTTGAGTTCAATATTGACGACAACAAAATCGTATTTTCACCGGGTGATGCTGAAGAGATCAAGAAGAGTCAATTAGACCCCAACAATTTTGTTTCAAAATTCTTGGATGAAGATGGGATGATGAAGGATGCTGAAGGTTACCACAGGTCACTAGCAATGGCAATGAACCCTGAGAAGTTTGCCAAGTTCTTTTACGAGCAAGGTAAATCGTCTGCTGCCGATGAGCAAATGAAGAAGTTAAAAAATATTAATATGACTACTCGTAATGCTCCAGAGGTATCAAGTACAACTTCAGGTGTTCAAATTAAATCTTTGAGTAATGACTCAGGTCGTGGCTTAAAGATAAAGAGTAGAAAAAAATAATTTTAAAAAACAAAAAAAATGTCAGTACAAAGTACACCAGGTTTTGACTTACAACCTAGCGCACAACGTGTGCCAATGAAGTCTAATTACATTACTAACTTCGATTTCTTGAACCAGTATCTTCCTGATACTTACGAGAAAGAATTCGAGCGTTACGGTAACCGCACAATCTCATCATTCTTGCGAATGGTTGGTGCAGAGATGCCATCTAACTCTGACCTTATCAAATGGGCAGAACAAGGTCGTCTACATACTAAGTACACAGGATGTACAACAACAACAGGTTCTGGAGATGATACTGCTACGTTTGCTATACCAGTAGCACAGGGTAACCCTGCGTTCACTGCAAACAATAGTATCGCTTTGCGAGTTGGGCAAACTATTATGCTTTCTCAGTCTAATGGAACAGCTTCATACAAAGCAATTATTACTGCTGTTGATTATGACGCTACTGCTCCTACTGCAACTGTTGCTTTCTACAACGCAGGTGGTACGGCAGCACACACTACAGCAAATTTGTTTGATCTTTTCATTTACGGTTCTGAGTTCAAGAAAGGAACAGCAGGAATGGAAAACTCTTTGGAGTCTGATGATTTCATCTTCGAGAACTCTCCAATCATCATCAAAGATAAGTATGCAGTATCAGGTTCTGATATGGCTCAAATCGGATGGGTTGAAGTAACTACTGAAAATGGAGCAAACGGATACCTTTGGTATTTGAAGTCTGAACACGAGACTCGTCTTCGTTTTGATGACTACTTGGAAACAGCAATGATTGAAGCAGTTCCTGCTGAAGTAGGTTCAGGTGCAGCAGCAGCTACTGGTGACGTTGGTAACAAAGGTTCAGAAGGTATCTTCTACGCTGTTGGTAACCGAGGAAACGTTTGGGCAGGTGCTAACCCAACTACTTTAGTTGAGTGGGACACAGTTATTTCACGACTTGATAAGCAAGGAGCAATTGAGGAGAACGTAGTATTTGTTGACCGAGATTTCTCTTTCGACATTGACGATATGTTAGCTGCTCAGAATTCTTATGGTACTGATGGTACTTCTTATGGTCTTTTTGACAATGAGAAAGATATGGCTTTGAACTTAGGATTCACAGGATTCCGTAGAGGATATGACTTCTACAAGTCTGATTGGAAATACTTGAACGATCCAACAATGCGTGGTGGTTTAACATCAGGTAAAGTAAGCGGACTTTTAGTTCCTGCAGGATCGACTTCAGTGTACGACCAAATTCTTGGTAAAAACGCTAAGCGACCATTCTTGCACGTACGTTACCGTGCTTCTGAAACTGAAGACAGACGATACAAGTCTTGGATTACAGGTTCAGCAGGTGGAGCAGAGACTTCAAGCTTAGATGCTATGGAGGTTCACTTCCTATCTGAAAGAGCAGTATGTACTTTAGGTGCAAACAACTTCTTCCTATTCCAAGCATAGGATGACTAATACTGGAGGGGTGTGCAATGCACTCCTCCTTTTTTTTAAATTCTAATTAAATTTTAATAAAATGAAAAGTAAAACACAAAACAAGTTTGTAGCTAGAAGCTATAAACTAACAGCAGGAGTAGCACCACTTTCTTTTATGCTACCCGTAAGACATTCAAAAAGATTTTCCTTACTACACTTTGATGACAAGACAGGAGTCAATAGAGAACTTCGATATGCGAGAAACCAAAAGTCTTGCTTTGTAGACGAACAAGACAACAACGCTATACTAGAGCCTGTTGTTTTTGAAGATGGATTCCTACACGTACCAAAGGAGAACCCTATCCTTCAAGAATTCCTTAGTTACCATCCATTGAATGGTAGTAAGTTTGTTGAAGTAGACCAGGCTAAAGATGCTGAGGAACAGGTTCAAGACTTAATGATAGAGGCAGATGCAATGGTTGAAGCTAAGAGTCTTTCGCTAGAGCAGTTAGAGAACGTATGTAGAGTTTTGTTTGGTACTGATACATCAAGAGTTTCAACCGCAGAGTTGAAGAGAGATGTTTTAGTATTTGCTCGTAACAATCCTTCTGACTTCTTAGAAGTTGTAAATGACCCTGAGTTAAAGCACTTAGGAATTGTTCAAAGACTATTTGACCAAGAAATACTAAAGCTAAGAAAAAGTGGAAAGGAAGTTTGGTATAACACACCAAGTAATAAGACAAAGATGTTAAATGTACCGTTTGGTGCTGAGGCAATTGACTTAGTCGCTTCTTACCTTAAGAGTGATGACGGTCTTGATGCTTTGAAACATTTAGAAACATTGCTAGATTAAGTAACATATAGTTTAATTAGGGGACCTCTTCAGAAATGAAGGGGTCTTTTTTTTTCATTATCTTTGTAGAAAAGGATTACAGATGATAAATTCAGTTAGGCAAACAGTGATGTCAATTCTGAATAAGAATAATTACGGGTATATATCCCCATCAGATTTTAACTTATTTGCCAAGCAGGCTCAGTTAGATTTGTTTGAAGATTATTTTTATTCTTACAATTATCAGATAAATAAAGAGAATGGACGTAGTTCAGGTACTGGGTATGCTGATATTACAAAGGGACTAGAGGAGGTTATTGATACTTTCTCTGTGACACTTCCGTTGTTAAACTCAGCAGGGAATGAGTATTTCCTACCTTCATTGACTACTACAGCAAATGATTACTACTTAATAAACAAAATATTAATTCACAACGAAACAATAACAAACGGAACTACAGATGGCTTAAGTGGTACGAATACTATAGTTGATTCCACTAAGGACTTTGTTGCACTTGGTGTAAACGTTGGTGATGTTGTTGGTATTGTTATAGGTGGTATAACAAAGAACTTTAATGTTCTTAGTGTATCTGCAACTGAGTTGGTTGTTAATACGAATACTATTACAGTTCAGCCGTTAGACTACTACGTATACAAAGGAGATAACATTAAGGAGGCAGAGAAGGTTTCTAATAGCAAGATAACTATGCTAAACAACTCTATACTCACAAAGCCTAACCTAACATACCCTGCATACACAATGGAGGCGTTGGTGGCACAGGCATATCCAAATACAGTCGTTGGTATCGGTCAATTAATATCTCAGTATATTAGATTTCTGTTTGTTCCTAAGTGGACTTTTGTAACACTTACCAATGGAGAGCCTGTATTCGATCCATCTCAATCTGACTATCAGGATTTTGAGTTACCTAACGATGACGAAGTAAACTTGATATCAAAGATACTTCAGTACGCAGGTATGTCAATAAGAGAGGTTGCAGCAGTTCAGTTCGGACAGGCACAGGATCAAGTTAATACACAAGAAGAGAAATAATTATGAGTTATATAACACAATATCAATACTACGAAAACGGAGGCTTACAGCCTGAAGATAAGAATTGGGGTTCATACCAGTATGTTTCTCTTGAGGATATAGTGAACAACTATATGCTTATGTATACAGGAAACCACAGTCTTGTAAACAACGAGGAGAGATATAAAGTTTTATTCCACGCAAAGAGAGCGATTCAGGAGTTGAACTACGATGCATTCAAGGAAATAAAGATATTGGAACTTAGTGTGTGTGACACTCTGAGATACGTTCTACCTTCTGACTACGTGAATTGGGTAAGGATATCTATATATAGAGATGGCTTACTTATGCCACTTACTGAAAACATACAGACGAATTGGTCTTCGGCATACCTACAGGATAATGATTGTAGAATACTATTTGATGAAGATGGTAATGCACTTAAGCCTGAGTTCTCACAGCTTGATTTCGAAAGAATAAAGGGACAGAAGCAGACCATATACCTAAACCAAAACTCTGAGTACTACGGTAGAGCAGGGTGGTGTATTGATGGTGCTTGGTACTTTGAGTATGGTATCGGAGCGAGATATGGTTTAAATACGGAGACAGCGAATGCTAACCCTACGTTTAAGATTAATCCAAAGGGAGGAGTTATAAACTTCAGTTCAGGTATGGCAGGTGAGTTATGTGTTCTTGAGTACGTATCAGACGGAATGGAGAATGGAGATGATAGCTTAGTTACTGTAAACAAAATGTTTGAAGAGTTTGTTTACGCATACATCGAGTTTGCAATACTAAACTCAAAGCTTGGTGTACAGGAGTATATCATAGCGAGAGCAAGAAAGCGCAAGGCAGCACTTCTTAGAAATGCAAAAATCAGAATTAGTAACATACATCCCGGAAGATTATTACAGAACTTAAGGGGTAGAGATAAGTGGTTGAAGTAGTATGGCAAATTTAACAAGGAATTTTACCCAAGGTAAGATGAACAAGATGGTCGATGAACGACTGATCCCTGATGGTCAGTACGTTGACGCATTGAATGTTCGTATGGGTTCTACCGAGGGAGCAGATATAGGTGTTATTGAAAACTCAAAGGGGAATGAGGTTCTCACTGCTATAGGGGTAGACGGCACAAAGATATCTCCTGACGCAAAGTGTATAGGCGCATTTGAAGACGGGGCATTAGAGACCATCTATTGGATGATTCACGACCCAAACTTTATTGACAGTAACACTGGGAAGTTAGACCTTATAGTTTCTTTTAATACCAACAGCAGTACAGTAACGTATCACGTTATTAGTAAGGATGATGGAGGTGGTGTGAACACCACACTAAACTTCAACGAGCAGTATTTATTTACAGGCGTAAACAAGGTTGAGGACTTGTTGTTCTTTACAGATGACTACAACCCACCAAGAAGAATTAACGTAAAAAAGAATTACCCTAACCCTAACGTAAGTGGTATTGATGGATTTGATTATAAGGACATCCTTGTAATTAAGCAACCACCATTGGCTGCACCGGGACTTGAGATGCAAAAGACAAGCACCGAGGAGACGTTCTTAGACGAGAGGTTTATTTGCTTCGGTTATAGATACCGATACGAGGACGAGCAGTACTCAGCTACATCACAGTTTACTGACCCTGCATTTACGCCTGACACCTTTGGGTTGTCAACT